GCACGCGCGCTTGCAATTGGCCCGCCTGCGTTGCTGAAAGGAACGACAGCTTGAATTTCTTGTTAGGGCTAATGAACGGGCCCAGAAACGTCATATCCATCTGACACGGCTTGCCGTTCTTCATATCCTCGAACATGGCAAGCGTGCTCTGATTCGGAACAACGATATTGTTGAACTCGGCAGTAAAGCGCTGTGTACACTCGATCTTTGCCTTACGCACGGGCTCGCGGCGATCCTGGCCGCTGAATAAATACCTGTCACGGTCCAGATTATTCTTGAAGGTCAGCGACCAGCTCTCGAGCGGGACAATGACTGTACCAGCCGCCGTGCTGGTGTAGGTGAGCACGCCCTGGTAATAGTTGAAGAACCCGAAGTTGATTGCTGCAAACGTTCCCTGTCCGCCTGCTGGGTTGTCGAACCCCTTGCCAACAAATGCGATCTTGCAGCGCAGATTTTGATTTGGCTGCATGCTCCATTCAATAGAGTCGATCTTCGAGCCGTTGTATACAAACGTTGAATTGGGAATGAGGAAGTCGCGAGTCATGCGCAATGTTAGGCCCTTCTTGCCTGACAGGGTTGCGCCATGTCTCATTTCCGTAAGGTCGTCGTTCACATCAAACGTGAAACGTTTAACAGCTGTGTCAGGTGATAGATAGGGGCTTTCAAACCATGCCTGCCCGAGCGCGTGCTTGACAATGCGCTCGACGCCCTGGTATGGCATCTCAAAGCCGAAGTCCCCGCTCGCGTCGCGCGTGCCGGCGAATGACAACTCGGTGGCGGTACCAAGCAATCCGACCGCACTGGTGTCGATCCAGTTCTGCGTCTGGTTGGCATTGTCGCCGCCTTTGTCAATCCAAAGATAGTTAGTGGCGGCGACTGCGGTGCCCCACGTTGTTTCTTCGCCGAAACCTAGATAACTATTGTGCCCAAAGCCTGGCATGTCATGACTCCATTGTCATCGCAATATCATCACACAATCGACGAGCGGCCATTCACTAACACAAGTTGCAGCTCTCTATTTGTCTCGGCGGCATTGCGGTAGAACTTCATTTCAAGCTCGGCCGTGATAATGCCTTCATCTTGAGCATGGAGAGGAAGCTGTCGCACGCGCGCCTGATTCTGTCCCGAATGCCCACCGCGAATGAACATCGCGTAAGATGAACCGCTGCCCGGAATGACGGTCGGCGAAATGAAATTAGCAAAAAACTGAAAGAGCGTCTGGTTTTTGAATAGGTTCCACAGGTCAGTGTCTTCAAAATCAAATGTGAAGTTAGCGGTGCATTCCAGCTTGCCGCCACGTTCCGGCGATTGGCGGATGCGCGAACCAGCAAGGAATCGGTCGGTCTCGAGCGCGTTGTTCAGCTTCAGCCGCATATTGCGGCACGGCACTGTCTTCACGGCGCCATCGTTGAATTGCACAACACCGTCAACGAAAGTAAACATGCCTTTCGGATCGGGCAGTGTGGCGCCGGTGCTCACAAACGCGTTGGCCTGTGCTACGTTTTGCGAACAGCCATCCAGATTCACCATCAGGAAGCCGTCTTTTTGACAGCTAAACTCCATCGATGTAAAGCGCGTGCCGGTGTAAACGAAAGTCGAATTAGCTTCCTTGCCGCGCTGCACAAACAGACTCAGGCCTTCTGCAATGCCGCTTTGATACCCCTGATCGTTGATCGTGAGCGTATGGGTAAAGGCTGGCCCGCCGCTGGTAGTGACGATGGGAAAACCCATTGCGGCCCAGATCGGATACTCGAGCCCCTGATAGGGCATTTCCACCTGGAAGCTGCCCTTTGGATCAATCTTGCCATCGCCAAGGTGTTCATATGCAGGCCCAAGTAATCCGACCGCCGAGGCCTCGATCTTGTCAAACATGGCATCCCAGCTATCACCACCGCGCGCAATGTGAAAGGTGTTGGCCTGTGTTGGCGTTCCGCCACTGACACCGTAGGAGGCTTCTTTGGAAACCCCCATATAACTGTCATGACCGAAACCTAGACCTGCCATCGCATCAACTCCAAGTTATTGCATCAGAACATTACTGCTTGAGCAGTCGAATATCATCGTTGCCGCTGATCACGCCGTCTGAGTCCAGCTCAATCCCGCCATTGCCATAGAATCCCTGAAAGACAGCCATCGGAATTGTGTATATGCCGTCGAATTCCATCTCGGTCGCGAAGCCTTGCAACTGACAATTGTTAGGCCCCTTCCATTGAAAGGACGTGCTAATAGCAGCCATGGCATTGGCGCTTGCGACGACGAGAGCCCACTCGCGATCAGTCGTGGCCCAAGTCGCATTGACAACCTGGCTTGGCGCCGCAATTGGCTCAGTTCCCATGAAATGCACAACATTGAGCGCTGCGGTACCGTCGGCGGTAACGTCTTCGCCTTCTTGAACAGTGGCTGTGCCGGGCGTTAGATCGGGCTCGGTCGAGTCGAGCTTAGCAACAACAACAACAGCCAGATCTCCCGATGAGCCATTGGTATAGGTAAGCGTAGCGTCCTGCGATAGGCCGGTAGCACCGAGGTACGTATCGAATGGTGTCGGGCCGTAGACATCTACCAATGTGAGAGCGGTAGCAACCGCGCGAGTAGAAATCGAGAACGTAATCACAATGTCGGCCGTACCCTCATTGGGTCCGACCAATCGCCACAACTCAGCCCGGCAGTTGCCAGTATTGGTCTGCGCACCGACAAGTGTAAGCGACTGACCATCGCGCATGATCGAGCTAACGGCCGCAATGCTCCCGATCGATACCCCAACGGTAAGCGTGGAATCCGAAGACGTTGGTGTATCTACAATGAAGGCTGGAATCGTAAGGATGCCGGCGCCAGCCGCGGCGGTCTTTGCAGTCAGCTTGTGCACTGTGTCTTTTGTGATTGCCATAGGTTCACGTGACCATTCTCACGGTTTCAGTGATTGCAATTGCTTTGATTTGTGTTCCGGCGATGCCAGCAAACCTGTTCTCTTCAGGCTCCCATTCGATGCGCGAAACAAACTGAACCTCGACTTGAGGAAGAACCGGCGGCAACAGCCCGGGGAAGTTCTTGGTTGCCGAAATCGCGTCAACGATAATCCGCGCCTTGTCGAGCATGATGGGGACACGCTCTTGTCCGGTTGCAAACTCCTGCGCATAGATAATCCGGAACGTGTCGATAACGCGAAACTCGGCAATCGTTCGGAACTCAGAGTCAGTGATAATCGGCGCAACCAGAACAGCCGGAAGAATCGCAGTGATGTCCTCAACACCGAGATAATCCTCGAGCATTCCCAGTTGCGCCGTAACCAGGGAGAGCCCCGCAGCGTCGAGCAGGCTGATAATGTGCAGCCCGATTTCTTTCGTTCTGATCGTGTTGGCCATGTCATTTCGTTACGCTCGCCAGGTTTCGCTCGAACGCTGCCGCGATGTCACCACGCGACTCCTCCCACGCAGGGCCCAGGAACGGCTGCGGCTTGGTGCCCTCACGTTGGATCTTGCGCCTCACCAGGAACTCGATTCCCTCGCCTTCCTTCTGCCCAACGCCGAACGTCCTCATTACCCAGCGCAAGAGGGATCCCTCGGGCGGCATGCCACGGCCGCTGCCCGCATTGGGCCCATAGCCAGGCCGCGTGCCGGTCTCCTGATAGACCGCATGCATGGCGGTCGATCCCACCGTCACGGTCAGCGCTGCGGCGTCCACCTCATGCGTAATCGAGGCTCGCAGCTGACCTGCCGAGACAGGAGCCTTGACCACCGCTCGCGCGCGCACGATCAACCCTGACTCATGCAGGCTGCGAACAATCGCCTCGCGCACAGCCACGCGGATCGTCGCAAGCTGTTGTTGCACTTGGTCAATGTTGCTTGTCACGCTCATGCGTTGCGCGCCCCGACCACTTCCTGGTGGCCACTGCGATACTTGAAGGCGTCGAGCACGGTGTACGTCTCGCCGGCAACGGCGCCTATTCCGACGCCCTCATCCCGAATCCGATAAGTCGCTTTGATCTCCGGCTCGTCACGAAAGAAGATTCGGCGCTGGATAACTCGTTGTTGCCCCAGCATCGTCTGTTCAAGCGAGCCGACGCTACGGTCGAAATAACACTCAACCCCTGACGCAAGGACCGTCTCTTGATCCACCTGGCGCTTGTTTGCTGCAATGGCCATATCAACTCTGATCACGGTCGCCTTGTGAACCAGCCATTTCTGAATCTCGTCAAGCGCTGTCATCGGTTAAACGGTTCGAACATAGGTCGGCCGATCGCCGGCAAGGATGCTCGGCACCATGTAGGGCTTCCAAAGCTCGATCAACCGACTGAGCATTGGATCGCTTGTGCTGCCGCCACTGCTTGCGCTGTCAAACGCCGTCCCATAACGCACGGAATAGCTGCCGATCGTTTCTGCTAGCACCCAGCGGCCGTCTGCCGATTGCTTGCTCTCGTCAAACCACTTATCGATCAAGAGCAAGACGCCCATCTTGACCGGCCCTGGAACCGTGGCCGCCGTATATCCGGCGAGATAACTCGCCTTGATCACATCGCGCCCATACGGAAAGCTCGAAT